CTCAGGCGGGAGTTGAAACATATTACACGCTGTTGCCAAGTGTATATCCTGCCCAGCCATAAATACAGCCACCAATACGGGGTCCATGCTCTCATGGGCTGCGATCCTCATTTCAATTTGTGAATAATCTATGCCGACGTAGGAGATGTTCATCGTCCCCCTGGGTAACTGCGATAATTAAACCATTTCCAAATCTCAACAACTTTGTTATATATAATCACAAAGCCGAGCATAACTACCATTCCTCCTATAAACGCTACTGCATACCATAACATATCATTCCTCCAGTTCACTCACGAATGCATTAACGGGATATGTAAACGGAAATTAGAATACCGTCTGCAAATGTCAAATAATAGTCTCCGTATCCCCGTATTATATACAGCTCTGTATGCCCTAAAAAGCTCCTTGAGCTGTTGTTTGGTGTTGCTTGTAAAGAGATGTCGAGACGTGAAAATATCAGACTCTTTGTGAGTCCCGGACGTACCCATTCCCCCATAGTTTGTTGATACTGGGAGATTCGACTCTCTTTAGCGCTCATTGTCCCCATACTGCAGGATGTGAGAACAGATAGAAACACAATAAATACAAGTTTCTTAAGCATGTTACCCCTCCAATTCACTTACAAATGCGTTCCGTATCCGTCTACCCAACTCTGTCCTTACCGGTATATTCATCAGATTTGGATTTGAGTTGTGTACAAAAACACCACCACCTGTTAGGAAGCTGTGCTCTCCTTCAACTTCCAAATCATAAACTCGTGTAAATCCCACATACTCAACTTCTCTGATATCGGAGAATAGTGGTGTATTTTCCGGTGACCAACATCCGATACCAATGCAAGGTTCTCCATCACGTTGTTGGTTTTGTCCCCATTTATGTGATGAACTGAAAATCCCTTGGGAATTTCCGTTATACTCATTGCTTTGCACATCACCACATGATGTTGGAACACGTACTTGCTTCCCACCCTCCCCGTATACCACTCTGGTTTCAGCATCTGTAGATACCCGTGCCCGTCCTCTATTACACCCTTGTAATTGTGATGCTGCTCCCGAGTCTTCCCGAATAGATAATGCTCCGATCCCCGTTTCCCCTTCCTGGAGTCCCTCAATGCCTTCTCCATCTGCAGACCCTCTGTTGTCAGGTCCCTCTTTAGAACAGCTGCTGTTGTGTGAAATGTAGTACCCATCATCACAGCAACCGCCTCCATTGTGGGTTTCTCGGCTGTCAGGTACGTGCTCACTATCCTGTTGCACAACCCCATGTCCCTCATGTGTTTTTTGCTGATGCTCATAAATATCCTCCAATGATAACCACCCCTTGGTGGTCAACAATCTGTGGTTACTGGTGCACATCACGAAGTTACCATTACTCAATATAACTCTGTAGATATCAGATTCACCAGAAAAGAATACGTTGGTTACTTTCTGTAATTTCCCCTTATGGTCTATTACGGAGTCACCAATCTCAACAGCTGTGATATTTAACCTACCCCTTTTTGTTATTACTGTTTCCCACACAGGCAAGCAACTTGCCAGCCTACCCGTCTCCGTCCTCGTCATGGAGATATCTGTGTGTATGCGTCCTGACTTGTCCCGATACCGTTTCAGCGGTATGATGTATGTAGACTTCAGTTTCAGCAACTCCCTATACTTCTGTATCAGTTGCACTTCCTCGTGGTCGGTATACCTGTCCAGTATCTCAGCACCAGTGGACATCTTGGGATTACTGAATACGCCTCTCGATACCAGAAACTTAGCCACCTGCTGTGTGGAGTTTGGATTCACCCATTCACCCGCCATATCATGCAGCTTACCGCGAACGTCGTCAAGTGAATCTGTCAGTAACTCCTCCAACTCATCCAGTATTGTCGGATCCACCAACATGCCTGTATTCTCCATCTCAATTACCATTGGCATGAGGCGGATGTCCCTGTCAACCACTCCAGACAGGTCATTCTCTTCCACCAATTGCTGAAGGATGGGGTAGATGCGCAGTGTGGCGTCAGCGTCAGTGCAGGCGTATTGTATTGCATCCTGGATCGCTACGTCGCTGAGGTATCCCACAGGCATACGCCCTAGGACGGCCTCTACCATCTCCCTATCCTCAGCCTTCTTTTTATCCAACCAGTATTCACGAACAGTACCCTTGGCGGTTCCAGCTGCATACTTCTTCAACCATTGACCCACCCTCTTCTTGATATTCTGCGGGTACTTGATTTTCATTTCCCCATCTTTGATGTATGTTTCCGGTTCAGGATCAGGCCAATCGTGATCCAGTATGCCACCTACATACTCCAATGCCTTCTCCTCCGACGCCCCTGCTACCACCTCACTGTAGGACTGCATTACCATACTACAATACCGCCATGCCAGAGTCTTCAACCCCTTAGCGTTAAGCCCCAGATGGTACGCCATGGACATGGTATCCGTATACCTGTCAGGGTATATGTCAACCTGATTCAGCATACGCAAATCAAAAGGCACGTTATGCATCACGACCAGTGGATTCTTTTCACGGAATATCCTGCGCAACCTGGCAATCCCCTCCTTATCATCCGCCATGATCATAAATGCTCTTGTGGGACGTGGGGAAACTTGAATACTCCAAATGCAGGTTCCCGCTGACTCGGTATCCAGACCGACTATCGGTCCAATTTCCCCTTCATCCCAATCCAAACCGTAATCCACTGCATCAGCGCATGGCACCACCTCCTTGCTTTGACCACGTATCATTCTACCAAAGGCTTCAAAGTCCTCCATGATGTATCGCATCTTGGCCGTGTTGTGTAAGCCATATGCAGGATGAAAAAGGGGCATCACGAGTTTGTCATGCCAAGTGGACCGGAACACTTGACCATGAACCTGATCCATGGACACATCCCTACCGAGGAGATAGCGGGTTGCCACGGCTCCTAATGCCCCAATGTATTCATGCTGACCTTCCAGAACTTCCTGACGCAGGTAGTGCTCGGTACAATAATTGATGGCAGCCTGTGATGGGGTATCATCCTTGTCACTGGGGCGGCATTTCACGGTATTTGAAACACGTACCTTGTCCCGGGACACCCCGGCACACTGCTTCAGGTACAACCCATCCAATTCCTGCCCTGCTTTGCCAACGAATGGATACCCTTTACGTTCTTCATGGTAGCCCGGGGCTTCACCGACAAGTAGGATGTAGGCGTCCTCAGGGCCGTCTACTCGGACAGGGCGCCGGTTCTGTATGGGGCACCCTGCCTGAAATGGGCACTTCCGTTTTGCCAGTATGTGTTTAAGAGATTCCACTATTTCTTGATCTGTTTCGGTGAACCCATGAACGCGATCTCTTTGTCCGTACCAATCATGTTGTTATACACGATGGTGGTACGAATGGCGCCGAGTATCGTCCCAGCAAGGTGAGCATGGGCTTTCGCAGTGGAGTTGTCAATAATACCAGCCCGTAACTGATCATACGCTGACACGAGTGATGCTGTGAGGTCTTGGATGTTCTCAGTGCACATTACTTCAAGACCAGATTCAGATACAAGTTTTGCTTTCGACATGGTGCTCTCCCTTTTCAATGGACTTAATTAAACGAATGATCCTTAATTGTGCTCTCTTTAATTCAATTACTACATTAGGAATATGTACCCCCTTTAGACCTTTATGTTTGTGCTTAAACTGAGCTCTGACAAACCAATCAGCTAACTCAGCGCTACCTCTCTTTCTAAACTCCTTTTGGTACCCCCTGCCAACACCTCCTTTCCGGTAGATTTTATTACGCGCGTTCACCTTGTCATAGTTCTGTTTATAATACTCTTTCTGATAGGCTTGTATTTTATCACTATGGTCTGCATAGTACTGCTTGTTCACTTCTTTTAAGTATTCCTTGTTGGTAGACCGGTACTTTCTAGCATAGACCTTCCGATTTTCTCTATTCTTTACCGCATTCGCTCTACCCTTAGCCTTAAGTTCCTCCGAGTTATTCTTCCTATACTCCCTCTTTTGGTCTCTTATTTTATCTTTATTCTTGAACCTATACTGTCTTTGATACTCCCAGTATTTCTCCGTATCTGAGTGTGGCATTACTTCATTCCCCGTATTTCATTCCATATTGTCTCCGCCGTCTTCTTACCCACACCATCCACCGTCATCCAGTCCTCCACACTGGCACCAATCATGTCCTCTGCTGTTTGAAACCGCTTACGTATCCTGTCACTCAATTCCCAGCCAATACCTGGCAACGCCAGGGCTATACGCCGAACCAATCCAACCTTGCCAACCAGTATGGCAGCTTCCGGTACATATTCCTGATGATGCGCCTTATGGTCCGCAAACTCCTTACAATTCCACCAGTACCGGAGAGATGCCACGGTAATCGCTGTCTCACTCTTGGTCGCGGTCCTGATCACGTATATGTTATCCTTCACCATCAACGTATTCAGAAACGCCAAGATATCCCGAGCCATGAACCGGCGCCTGCTTACACCAAAGTCTGGGGGTGCCCAACCACTCCTACCGTACGTCTCCAGGACGCCAGTATCAGGATTCGGCCGGAACACCCCTTCAATGATCAGATATATAACATTGTAGGAATTCTTCATGCCGGCAAGCTGGTGACCTACCAGGCGATTGGTAGACATGCTGCTGATGAGGTCACGTACCCGCTTCCGTTCAATGCCGATCCTGTACGGCAATTCATCTGGCCCATTGCCTATGAACATCAAGTCACCGAACTGTAACCTGGTCAACTTGGCAGAGCCTGTACGGAAGAATGGGTATAACTCTTTGGAACCTATCCGGTCATCAATATAGATCATCAAATGTCCTCGTTTTTAGTTAACAGGCAGACAGTTCCTGTATGGATTCAACACAAAATACTTCATTTGTAACCCACTCATTTCATCCCCAATATCTTTTTTATGACGATTATGAAAAACAGTTGAATATACTGAAAATCAATCTGAGTTTCGCATCACCATATTCTTAACTGCATTATCGTAGCCTCTCGCCAGAAACAAAGGCTATGTCCAAATAGTTTAATCGTGTACAATAATTGTTCATCCGTTTCTATCAGGTAGTCCTCGCGGATCACCGCCAGACATCCCCATTGTAACTGGTGATTTGCAAACAGGACACAACACCTTATTATTCATAGACAGCCCAGGCTTCAATATTAGTGTAATCTCATCCCTATTTCCATACCATCGACAAGAACTACAATGAAAATTATTTCTAAGAATCTCAAATAGTTCACTGCCTTTAAACAATGTGTAATCTCTATCAGTCATCCTGCTCCCCAGTCTCAAGTGCCTCATATGTTGCCTCAAATACAGCAGGACTTACTCGATAAAAATGTATGCCGTCAGTTTCCCTCACAATCCAATCACCTTTTGTGATATACTTCTTCTGCCCATAAACTGTGACAATATGCGGATAGTTGCCTTCATCGTCAGTTTCGACACCCATACACTCCGCTCCATGAAAGTATTGCTCGGCATCAATCACCGTCGGCTTATGTTTATATTTTGGCATCATCCTTCTCCCTTTTTGCATGTTTCATATTGTGAAATCATAGTGTGAACTTCTTATGACAGAACGGGCATTCAATTGCCTTAGCCAGTTTGTCTTCAAGGACTTTCTTTTCTACTTCAGCCTTGGCCACACTTTCCGCAGCTTTATTCTCAACTTCTGCTTTGACCTCTTCCTGTGCTTTGCTCTGGCGCTTGAGTTCAAACTGTGCCTTGGCAGCAGCAACCCTGAGTCGTATGTTCTCTTTCCGGATACGTTCACGTTCTGCTGCTTCTGCTTCTTCCTGTGCAGCCCTATCCTTCTCCTCCTCAATACGTAGGCGTTTTTCAATCTCAGCCCTTCGCACTTCTTCCTCTCTGGCTTCCTTCAATTCCACAAACTTCTCCTGCTGCTCCAGGTAGGACTCTATCGGTTTGATGAGAGCTGTCAGCGTCCGAGCTATCCCATCAATTGCTTGGCCTTCGCGGAGTGCCTGTTCCTTGAGCTGCTTTCTCGCCTTCTCCACATCAACACGCTTTTTCTGAAGGAATAGCCGACCTTCTCTGGCTATCTTCATATCCACCGTCTGTGATGCGTCAGTGACAACTATTTCCCGTGCTCGTCGTTCCCACTCAGAAGCAACTTGGAAGTAGTCAGTAAACTTGTCCAATATGAACTGAGCTTTCGTGGTATCTAATCCACTTTCCTTAACAATTACTTGTAACTTATCATCCACTCAAGTACCACCTTTCAGTTACGTTAACCAGTCAACGATGTCATAGTAATCAGGGTATATGTCCACAGCAACGCCGGCGAAATTGGCATCATCCTGTGTGTCAGTGCTGAAATACTGATTACCGCGCATTTTCCTGTTCGCACGGCAATTTACCACTTCGATGTAATTGTCACCCTCAATGTCAACCCGAGCCCGGAGATTCAGCATGGTATTGTAGCCAAGGTCAGTGAACCCACTCTCCTCATGCTTGCCGTTCCACGCACTGTCTTCACTGTTCTGCTTCTTGATGTACTGCTTCTTCAACTTGGATACGAAGATAACATTCTTGTCATTGTCATACGCTGCGTCTACCAAGGCCCGATACGCATCATTCAGTGGCGTATAGTGATGTGACTTGACCTGAGTCAGCTTGCCGAAGGTGGCAAGTCTGGCAATCTCATACATTTTGGTGTCCGTGTCAATCACAATGGTCCGGTACAATGGTGACACGAGCGCATCATAATACGTTTGCTGTATTTCTTTCCAGATTGGTTCGTTGGATTCTTGTGTCTGCGCCGGTGTCGCCCCAACTATCCGTACAGGCTTGAACTCAGCCACGAATACCGTCTTGTCCGGGGACACGAACTTGTCCAGTACACCTTCCAGACCCCGGTCAAGGTTGAACAGGGCAATGGGACCCGGTGCTGTCAAACTGAAATGTGTCTTACCCTCCTTCTCAAGTCCACCGATCCTTATGATGAGTCGTTTCTTTGGTTTGACATCCGCTTCAGTTACTTGTACCAGTGCTGATTTCACTCCGCCCAA